TTCTTCTTCTTCGGAAGAAAGAACATCTACAATTCCGTCAACCACAGAAACAAGATGTTCTAAAGCTAAACGAACCTGACCATTAAATACAGCTTCTTTAAAATTTTCTAGAGCCTCAAAAAACTCTTTTTCTGAATCATTCTGATTTGAATTCTGTGACATTGTCTACAACCTCTTCTTTACTATTAGAAACATCATCTTGTATAGTATTATACTCTTCATCTAGCAAATTTTCAATCATTGTTAATAATTGATTGTCCATTCTTTTTATGTTTGGAGATGGATTTTTTTTAAATTGATTTGCTGGACGCATTAAATTATCTACACCTCTAGAGTTATTTGGTTTATTTGTTTGACCTTTTTTAGCTGGCTCTTGAGCACCTTGTCTTCTATTTTGATTTGGTTGTGATGTATCTATAACAGAAGTGCTTTGCTTACTTGGATCAAAATCTAATTGACTCACCATTCCAGATTGAATCTCAATTTGAATCTGACCTTGAATTCCCGCAAAAAGTTCAGACAAATCAACTTCAGGATGCTCGTAGCCAAGAGCTATTCTTGTCTCCTCTAATGTAGAAATATTGTTAACATATTTTTGTATTATATGAGTTTCTTTTTTAACCTGAGTATCAACATCAATTTCTCTAAATTTAAAATAACATCTATCTGAAACAGAGCTTTCCATTGGATTAACTATTGGATCAAAGCCGCCTTCAAACAAAAGCTCATTGAATATATTTAATCTAATCATGTCAGCAAACAGTCTCTGATAATGCTTAACCTTGTCATATAAAGCAGTATCTAGTCTTTCTGTTACAGACCTATTACCGCCATTTAAAGTCATACCCAAATGATGAGGCGCAACACCAAGTCCTATTGCAACTCTTTCCTTAAAATGGTCAAGATACTTTGTGGCATCAAGAGATTCCCCTTGTGCGCCAATAACTTCAACATCATGTCTATGAGGAAGAATTAAACCACCCTCTGCTCTTAAGTTTTCAATCTCTTGAGCTGCCTTATCAATTTCTTCAGGCTCTGCGGGCTGATCAGGAGTTCCTACCTTATATTTATAAAGAGGGAACAATTCTCTGTGAACCAAGTTTTGTATATCTTCTTCCATTTGCCTTAGAGCTACGATATCATCTAAAACATTGGACAAGAATGGAGTGCCAAAAGCTCGTCCTGTTTTTCTTTCAAAATGAAGATGTATAACTCTATCAGCTGGCCAAACTGGAGAAGTTGTTCCCGCAGAAAAAGTATATGGATTAGTTTGTTGCTTATATGCTTTTGGTTTGTTGTATTTATCTCTAAGAATTCTAACTTGCTCAGTTGGTATTAAATAATATCCAACTATCGGCATATCGCCAGATATTGGTTCAAGCTTAGTTGGAAAATACTCACTCATGTCGGCCCTTGCTTTGACTATGAAGGCATTGCCGAATTTTAATAACTGGTCTACAACTTCAATTAAAAATTCCATGAAGGGCCTCTTCATAGCAATTTCTAGAAAGTCTATTCTTTGATAAAGATATGCTCTTGCCTCATGGTTTTCTGAGATTATATCCCAGCCTTCTTTCCAAAAAAGCTCTTTATATTTATTAACACCCTGTTTTATATAAGAGTCTGTATCTACTGCTTGTATGATTCTTTCAAAGTCATACGGAGAGGGCTCAAAAGTTGTTCTTGAACTTGTATACAACGCTATGCCCCTAAAGCCTAAGGCAATAGTGGCAACTCGCATTGTTTTACCCAGACTCTTTACATCTTCTGGATCAAGAGTTCTAGCTACAAAATTATTCTCATTCTCAACCCTTTGAAAGGGGAGGTAGTCTTTAAAAGCCATTTTACGTCCTATATATAAAAGAAAACTTAACTACATAGTAGTCTATTTTTTATATAAGGTAATATATTAAGCGTTCTGCTGCATTCCGACAGCTTCAAATGTTTTTTGAACAATTAAAGCTTTGACTGCTTCAAGCCAAAAAATCGTCTCTGCCTCATTAAAATCACTCTTATAAGAAAGGTTCTTGTCCGAGATATTAATAACTACATTAAACTCTTTTTTTTCTTCTGCTACGTTTTCTTCTGACATTTTTTATCCTTTTTTAGAATTATTTGATGGAATTTCAAAACTATCATTGTCAACAGACTTTTCTTGTAAAGCGGATGATAGTTGCTTAATTGTAGCGTCTTTTACTACAATTTCTGTTATTAGTTGTGATATTCTTTCTTGAAAAGATTGAATAACTAAATTAACGTCTATATTTTGTTCATTCATAACTTAGATTATACCAGACGAGATTCCAAATCTTCAACCCTTAATAACAGCTCTTGTATAGCTGCTACAGCTAGTGATATTACTCCATCTTGTTTCCAAGTTTTTGCAAAGCTAGTAATTCCATCATTTGAACTATATTTAACAAGATCTGGAACTTTTGAAGACTGAACTTCATCCATTATGAAACCATATTGAAGCTGCTCTCTTCTATCGAATGAATCAAAAGGCTCATTTTCAATTAAAGATTCTTCCTTAAATCTAAATGTACAGGGCTTTAGCGTTACAATCTTATCTAGTGCTTGACTTAATGGAGATATTTCTTCTTTCATTTCTCTTAGAGACCAGTTTGATAAAGTGCGTTTTTTAACTTCTCCAGTTGAAATTCTAACCATAACTTCATCTGAAGATGAAGGACCAACATTAGCAAGATATATTGTACCTGCTGAGGAAAACAATCCTGCTGTTATAGTCCCTGCTGTATAAAAATTTTTGTTATTATAAACCTTAACAGTAGTAGACTCATCCATGAATATTCCACCACCATAATCTTCATGATACCAGCCTGAAGAGCCTTTTGAGCGAAACCAATTCGTTGCCGACACTGATCCTGCCCAAGATACTCCTGTGTCACCAGCCTGAATTCCTTCATCTGCCCTAAGTGTTTTATTGACGTAAAAACTTTTATTTCCATACACCCTTACCCATGTACTATCTTGCATCCATATTCCACCACCATGAGTTTGATTATACCAACCCGTAGACCCAGAAGATCTGAACCAACCATTACAAGATACCGAACCATTATCAGTTATCCCAGTTGCACCTACGTCTATGAATGCATTTCCCGTATCGTTGCCACCTGCAATGAAAATACCATAGGCACCGGGTGTTGACTTATAGAATACTAAATTGTCCCACATTAGCTGAGCATTTGCTGCGTTTGCCGACCAATTGCTACCCTTCTTTACGTTAAACCACGGTCCATAAAATCTACTTGAGCCATATGAAGATGTAGTCCCATCGTATCCAACAACTAAAAAATCTCCGCTTGAAGTTATCTCAGCATAATCGTTTCCTGCAACTGAGCCAAGTTGCAAATTTGCGTTTTTAACAGAAAGTGATGACCCATTAAATTCAACATTTACAGTTGAATTCCCAACCTTAAATTTACCATTTGCATACCAATAGTTATAATCTGGATCACCTAATTCAATACCAAAATCTGTGTTTGTAGGACCAATGTTTTCATCTATTGTTAAATATCCATATGTTCCATTCCCAACAGATATGCTATTGGCGTTTACCTGTGCATTAACGTTTACGCCTGAACCAATTGTAACTGTACTGCCATTATAAGATATTCCAGATGATCCACCAAGAACAAAGTGACCATCACCCCTAATATACCAACCTTGCACTCCAGAAGATGTATCGTATGTTTTTGATTTGATTATTGTATTGATTGGATTTGCTCCGCCCAAGATGATGGCAGCAGATTCTATTTCTCCTGCTTTAATTCTATCTGCGGTTAAACTAACAATGTATTGCTCATCAATTAATTCAGTTTCTATATCTGTTCTAGTTACTGGAGTCCAAGATCCATACACTCCAGAAGTGTTTAAAAGTCTAACTCTTCCATAATAATGTTTTTTTTGCTCAACGCCGTCTTCATCTACATAACTTCCGTTAACATTAATTGCAAAAACACTTGCATTGTTTTGACCTGAACTTACTGGCTCTGCGTTTTCAATTAGTTCATATATTCCAGCATTTGGATTAACTATTTGATCTTCTTCATACAATTCATAGACATAAGCCGATATATCTTTTTGAGTTGTATTATTAAATACAAACATAACGCTCTTAAATGATGATAAGAGCTGTAAGTTGGAAACAGACTCTGGAGCATCTGTATTAGCAGGAACAACAAACCTAATGGCAGCAGATGGGTCAAGCGTCGTATTTAAGTCTGCGTCTTTTGGCCTTACGCTAAGAAGATATTGTTTTCCGAGGTTTTAAGTTTTGTATTGTTTTCTTAATGACCGTCATTATCTAAGGCCTCCAATAGATATAAAAGATATATCTGGATTAATTTGCTCTTCCCCAAGCGATAGGTAATAATTTTTTAAAAATTGAATTTCTTCAATATTTATGTTGTTACCAGTTGATAAACTATTTTTATCTGATAGGGTTTCTATTTCTATATAGTATTGTTTATATTCTAAGTTATCTAATAATATTAATTCTGTCAATTGGTTAGATGTAGAAAAACAATCTACATTAGTCCAATCAATTTTTACTATTTCAATTTCTTCAGACTTTTCAATTATTCTATATTTAAAAATTCC